CCGCATTAAAGCGCGGGTTTTGCCATTGGTGCGTATACCCGCGGCGCCCGGCCGCGTAGCGGGTTATTTGGGTCCACATTTGGACCGGTGCAGCGAACGGGTCCCCATAAGTCCCCAGGCGAACGATTTTTCCCGCCAGGGCGCGCGCGATTGTGGCCGGGTCTGCTTTTGTGTACCGGCCGCGCTTATATGCGTTAAACACTGATAACACGGACCGGCCCACATTCACATAGCATGGTGCTTCGCCTGTCTCGCTGGCCAGTAGCGGCCGGTGGACACAATCCCCACAAATTGACGCGTCATCGCCGGTCTTAAGCGCGTCTGTAGGCGCGATATCAGACCGGATGATGAAAGTTTGCACAATCGCGCCCGTTTTCGCGTTTTCGGACCCGTCAATTTTGTTCACAATGACAACGATAGGCGCGCCGTCAATTGCGGACGGACCCTCATAAGCGATAAAGCCCAAAAATTTGTCAGTCATGTTAAGCCCCATAAAAGTAGAAGAACATGGCGAACGGCGCGCCGATGCATGCTGCAAACAGCGCCGCGTGAAAAAGATCAATAAAAAACTGTTTCATGGTTTTGGTCCTTAAAACGATTCGTAATACCCGCCAGCTTCGCGGCGCGCTTCGGTGATACGGAGATGCCAAGCCCACGCGGCCGCCGCTGTTTTGAATTCGGCGATCAGTTCGGCGTAATCGGCCGCGTCGAAGGTCTCGAGCATTTCGCCGCCATCGATTTCGTATTGTTCGCTGGCCAGGGTTTTCAGATTTTGGATTTCGGTTTGCATGGTTTGGTCCTTTTGGGGCTTTCGCCCCGTTTGGTTAATTAATCGATGGCCATCAGGCAATGGTTTTCGGTGTAGAACTTATGCGAGAGACCCTTTTCTTTAATGATGGCCAGGATCGTTTTGGTATCGCTGGCCGTGCCTGCGCGCTGCAATGCGGCCAGAGTACGGCACGCGATATCGATGGCGCTGGCGTCGCCAGTGGCCAGCCAGGCCAGCGCTTTGCTTAATTCGCGGGTATTTGCTTTGTTCATGATGTCTTGCCTTTCGTTTGTTTACGGTTTGCCCTTCCCGTGAGGGAGACCCGATCGTAAAGCATTTTTTTACAGATGTAAAGGTTTTTTGTCGCATTGGCGACACAATGGCCGGTTTGTAGTCATTTGTCGGCGTGATGTAGTCATGGGCGTGACTAACGGCAAAGCCCCTATCCATGCGGGTTTCAAGAGATGTTAGTCATGTAGTCATTGTTTTGTTAGATGTTAGAGAATAAATATATATATATGTATGGCGAAACGGGCCAAGCACATCCCCACGCCTGCGACGTCGCCATACAGCATAAGACCCGCAAAAAAAAAATGACTACATGACTAACATTCCCGCAAAGCCTTTATCCATGCGGGTTTGCGCGTAGTCAGGGCATGACTACGCATGACTACGCATGACTACATTAGAATTCGGCCATGCCAAGACATTGCAGCCCCAATACAAAATATTTCCAGCGCGTTTTATCACCCGCTGATCGCGCGGTTTTGCTGGCCGCTGGCGCGGGTGATCTATCCAATGGTTTCAGAGAGATCCTCGCTGTTTATGTGGCCCTATGGAATGCCGGTTTGCGGCCCGGCCAGATAGATGATTTTTTACAATCAGATATAACGATTTGCGATAACGATTAAATGTCTTATGTGGCCACCAGGTACCGGCAAAAGGGACCCTCTCCCTTCTACCCGCTCGCACGCTGCTTTTTGCTTCAAGCCCCGAGCCCCGAGCCCCGAGCCCCGAGCCGCTCGCAGTTTGCTTGAAGCCTAAAAGGTTGAAGCCTGAAGCATGGGGGGGGAGGGTCTGGCTGTTAGTCAAAAAGTTACAGGTGCCCCCAACCCTCTGAAAAAGTGAAATTAGGAAAAAGCGGCCTTGCGACTAAAAGCAAAATGACTATTTGACCTACAATCGCGGCGTCAACTTCCGAAAGGGTAAAAGATGGAATCCCATTCCGTGGCGACTGGAAAAAAACGCGGGCGACCGCTCAAGATGACGATCCAGAGGTACGCAGAGAATCCGCCTGCGGTGCTACCGAAGACGGATCACCAACGCATCAAGGAGCTCAAAGAGCTGATGATCCGGTCTGGCGGCAAGGACGTCGCGGAGAAGGTGATCCAGATTGCGCTTAACGATGACCACCCTGGTCAGATGGCGGCGCTGAAGATGTGCATGGACAGGACATTACCTGTTTCGATGTTCGAGAAAGACAAACAGCAGCGCAGTGCTATCACGATCTCGATTACTGGCTTAGGTGAAGCGCCGACGGTCATAGACCCACAGGATATAAGCGATGTCTGAAGAAGCCCTATGGTGGCTGACAAAAGACGGTGATTTGGACTGCCTTGACTTGTATGAAAAACACTACAGTTGTTATAAATACGCCGACGGGCGAAAACGAAAACTATTTGTCGGACCGGGCGAAAAGGTTGTACTCAGAACCAAAACCGCTGACGCCATGTTTGTCTGGCGAAAGTTCATCGACGATAGCGGACAAACAGGAATCAACTGCGCTGTGTTCAGGAACGAAAGCCCGCATAGAAGCTCAGACCTCATACGACAAGCGGATCAAATTGCTGACTGCCTCTGGCCTAATAGCAGGCATTACACCTTTGTACGTTCGGAAGCGGTTAAGTCCGCCAATCCCGGCTTCTGCTTTATCGCGGCTGGCTGGCGCAAGTGCGGGCGAACAAAATCTGGACTGCGAATACTTGAAAGACTAACCGATGTCTGATCTCAACTTCTCCCTCCTGCCGTGGCAGCAACAGGTCTACGCCGACGACCATCGGTTCAAAGTGATCGCTGCCGGGCGGCGCTGTGGGAAGTCGAGACTGGCCGCGACGACGCTGATCATCGAAGCGCTAAAGTGCCCACCGGGCAGTGCGGTGCTGTACGTCTCACCAACGATGGGGCAGTCCAGGCAAATTATTTGGGACCTGCTGCTGGACCTCGGACGGGAGGTGATCCAGTCGAGCCACGTGAACAACTTGGACATCACGATGGTCAACGGAGCGCGTATCTACGTCAGGGGCGCAGACCGTCCGGACACGCTGCGCGGTGTATCTCTGACGTATGCGGTTTTGGACGAGGTGGCCGACATCAAGCCAGAGGCTTGGGAGCAGGTCATTCGGGCGTCTCTGTCCGACCGCAAGGGCCGAGGGATGTTCATCGGCACGCCAAAGGGGCGCAACTGGTTTCACGACCTGTGGAAACTGGGGCAAGATGATCAGGACAGCGACTGGAAGAGCTGGCACTTCACGACGCAAGACAACCCGCTAATCGACCCGACCGAGATCGAGTCGGCGAAGAAGACCTTGTCCAGCTTTGCGTTCAAACAGGAATATCTTGCGAGCTTCAGCAACGCTGGCGCGGATGTGTTTAAAGAGGAGTGGATCAAGTACGGCGAAGAGCCGGACTACGGTAGCTACTTCGTGGCCGTGGACTTGGCTGGGTTTGAAGAAGTGGCCAAGCAAGCGGCCAACAGCAAGAAAAGGCTGGACGAGTCGGCGATTGCGGTCGTCAAGGTGACGGATGACGGCAAGTGGTTCGTGAAAGAGATCGAGCACGGACGTTGGGACATCCGCGAGACGGCGGCGAAGATACTGATGAAGATGCGGGACTATCGGCCGCTGTCCATTGGCATTGAAAGAGGCGCGCTGAAAAACGCGGTTCTGCCGTATCTGTCCGACCTGATGAGAAAAAACAACGTCTACAGCCACATCGTGGACCTGACACACGGCAACCGGAAGAAAACAGACCGGGTGATTTGGTCATTGCAGGGGCGGTTCGAGCACGGTAGAATCGTCCTGAACAGCGAAGAGGACTGGTCTACCTTCGTGGACCAGCTTTTGATGTTTCCGTCGCAAGGCGTTCACGACGATTTGCCGGATGCGCTGTCCTACATCGACCAGTTGGCTGTCACCAGCTACTTTGAAGACGCTGATGACGAGGACTGGCAGCCGATGGATGTAATATCGGGGGTATAGCCACCGACATAGGGGTCAAAAATGGATCAAAATGAGTTCGATCAGCCGACAGAAAACGACAAGGAACTGACGGCGTTCGTCGTTGATCATTGCCAGCGCTGGAGAGATTGGCGCGACACCAACTATCTTGATGATTATCTTGAGTATGAGCGCATTTTCCGCGGCGAATGGGCAGCGGAAGACAAGACGAGAGATTCTGAGCGCTCAAGGATCGTCACACCCTCCACTCAGCAGGCTGTAGAGACTCGGCACGCTGAGATCATGGAGGCCATTTTCGGGCAAGGCGACTTTTTCGACATCGAAGACGACCTGCGGGACGTAAACCAGAACCCGATTGACGTTGAGCAGCTCAAAGCGCAGCTCATGGAGGACTTCAAGCAGGACAAAATCAGAAAATCGATCGATCAGATCGAGCTGATGGCCGAAATCTACGGCACGGGCATCGGCGAGATCATCGTCAAGACGGAAAAGATCTTCGAGCCAGCAACTCAGGCGATTCCAGGGCAACCCGGCCAAGCGGCCATCGGTGTGGTCGAGAAAAGCCGCATTGCGGTCAAGATCAACCCCATCAACCCCAAGAATTTCTTGTTCGACCCCAACGGCACGTCTGTGGATGACTGCATGGGCGTGGCGATTGAGTCATATGTGGGCATCCACAAGATCGTCGAGGGCATCGAAAAGGGTATCTACCGCAAGGTGGACATCACACCGACATATGAAGACACTGATCTGGAGCCGACGCAGGAGCTGAGTCAGTACCGCGAC